TAACTCGAACAAATAATGAACTCGCTTCTGTTCAAGAAATGCTAGATGAAAGAGAAATTCCTAACGTTACTTTTAAAAAAGGTGACCTTGATTTAATTCAACTTGACGAGCTAATGTCGAGTAATAGAGTCAAGGTTCTGACCGTCCATTCGAGCAAAGGGTTAGAGAACAAGAACGTCATTGTTACGGGTGCGCGACTTTATAATTTGGAGGAGCGTAAAATTGCTTATGTTGCCGCGACAAGAGCTGAAAACGCATTATATTGGTGTCCTTCTTTTATGAAGAGGTCAAGAAAAAAATGGTAGGATAATAAAGAAGTTAAAGGTAGAGAAGCAGTAGAAAAAACTAATCAAGAGATGATAATGTTTTGAACGATAAAATAGTAATTTTTTAGGACGGAGATACTAAAATAGAAATTGATAGGTTCTTTCATTATTATCTTCAGTAGATTAAACCTTTAACTTTTAAATTAGACAACGAAGAATTTGATGCTATAGCGTAGATAACTTTAAATTTAATAGAACAAAAGAAATTAAATTTAAAGAAGCCTTCTTTTATTAGAAATATCCCAGTTATAAAATCTGGATATGGAATTAACTTGCGGCCGCCCTATGAAAGTTTTAATGATATTTTACATTATATAGCAATGTATCCAAACTTAGATGATAGTTATATTAATATTGAAGAAGATATTAATGATTGTTTTAAAGAATAGGGTTTTCTTTTTTATATTTTCCCTCATAGAATTTTTGATGTAAAGGGATTTATTATTAAAAAAGAAGAAAACGAAAGTACAATTCTTTTATTTGGATTTGAAAATAATACTCAAAATATTGATTTTTTAGATTTTTTATGATATAATATTACTTATAAATGTAACATTTATTTTCGCTAATGTTACAATAAGCGTTGAATTTCTCTTAAAGAGGCTTTTAGCCGAATTAAGGAGGAATTTTTAATGAAAAAGATTATATTTATAATGACTTTGTTTATGGGGTTGGTAATTTTTACGGGCTGCGGCGCAACGATTAAAGAAGATAGCAGTTCAATTATTACTACCACTTCTACTAAAGAAGGAACAATAGAACTAGATTTAAGTAGGCTTGATAGTTATTCAACAATAGAAGATAGTTCAATAAAAGAAGATAGTAGTACAACTTCTAAGATTACTACAACTTCTAAAACTACAACTTATAAAACTTCTAAAACTACGACTTCTAAAACTAAAACTACTACTGTAACTTCTATAATAACAGAGTCTACTGTTGCCGCCGCGCCAGCCATCGAACAGGAAGAAGAAGCTAAAACGGTTGCAACCACAACAACAAAAAAAGTTTATGAACAGAAAGAAGCTACTTCTCAAATTGAGGAATATGTTGTTTATAAACCTAGCACTCACTATATTCATAAATCAACTTGTCGTTGGGTAACAAGTGAGTGCTATGAAATTTCAGATACTAACGGCATTGAGGTTAGAAAATGCTCCGAATGTAATCCAGACATGGAAATTATAACTGAGTATAAAGAACCTACTACTACTACAACAAAAACTTCAAGTAGTTCTTCTATAGATAGCTATAGTAGACAATTACTTGCCGAGATTGTTTGGCACGAAGCTGGCTCTGACTACATAAGTCAGTATGAGAAAGCACGAATCGCCGCCGGTGTCATGAATAGGGTTAGAGACTCTCGTTTTCCTAATACCGTTTATGGAGTTTTAACGCAAAAAGGTCAGTTCTCAGGATATTGGCCAGGTAGTTGTACACCGACGCAAGCTTGTTATGATGCTGTAGATTATTACTTTGCACATACAAGCGAGTTTGGAAATGAAAATTCTTGGTATGGGGACGGACGAAGTAACCATTTTTATTATCAATAAATCTCTAAATGAGATAATGAATTGAGATGGCAATCAATTCTTTTTTAAAGAAGCGAAAAACATTGATAAGAAATTAAATCAAATAGAGAAAATTCAACGCAATTTGAGAAGGATAGTTTCAGAACTATCCTTCTTTTTATTTTGACTTTTTTAAAAATTTTTGATATAATTATTATAGAAATTAAGAAAAGGAGATTGAGAAAATGCTTATAAAAGTAAAAGATAATCTTATTAATGTTGATGGAATTAAGCGTATTTTTAAAGATAGCTTTGATTATCCAGTAAAATATACTATAGGTTTTTATTATAATAATGATGATATTTTTAAGATAGAATTTAATAATGAAGAAGATAGAGATTGGGAGTTTGAAAGGCTTTCTATTATTTTAGCTCGATAACTTATAAGAAAGGAAAGTTTAATACTAATGAAAATTATTAAAGGAGATTTACTTGCCGCGCCACAAAGATTAATTTGCCATCAAGTTAATTGCCAAGGGGCTATGGGTAGCGGTGTTGCAAAGCAAATTAAAGATAGATACCCATACGCATATGAAAAGTATAAAAAACTTTGTTCATTACAAGAACAAAAGATAAGTCTTTTAGGAACTTGTCAAATAATTGAATATAATAATAAAAGAGCCATAGCAAATCTCTTTGGACAATGGAATTATGGATATGATGGAAGTAGATATACAAAATATGTTGCTCTTGCCGCGGCGCTAGGAGAAGCTTTTAGAGAAGCTTCCGTTTGGTATGATAAGGAAATTGCTTTGCCTTATAAAATAGGCTGTGATAGAGGCGGAGCAGATTGGAATTTAGTTTCGATTTTTATTGGGGAACTTGAAGAAATTTACGACGTGCAAGCTTATGTTTATAAACTATAACGTGCCGCGATAGGAAAGTTTTAGAGAGTGTTTAAGTAATTCTTACTTATAAAAATTTAATAAAAATTACGAAGTCAAGATTTAATTCTTGACTTTTTTCTTATTTTGTAGTATAATATAATTATAAAATAAAAAGGAGGTTATAGCTAATGAATAAAACTTATGTAGCCGCAGACTTGCGACTTTTTGATAAGGCGGCCGCAAAGCTACAACGATTATCAATTGATAAATATAATAAAATGGTAATTAGAAAAATTAATGAAACTGTTACCGATAATGAAGATTATATTATATTAAATGGCAAAATTTCCAGCGGCGGCACAATAGAAACTTTGGAACTATTATCTAAAATTAAAGCCAAAATTATTTTCCAAACAAAAGATGAAGAGTTTTTGCTAAATAGAGATAAATGGAAAGAAATTAGTTCTTTAATTTGCGAAACAGATGGTAGTCAAAAAGCTATTATTAATGAAAAAGAAAGTAAAATAGTATTGCCCGCAAGTAAGAAAAATATTAATGCTTTCTTGGGAAAACCAAATGTTTACCTAGCCGCGGCAGAATCAATTATAAGTCAAGAAGATTTATATAAACGACCAGTTTTAAATATTAGCTTAAATAAGTGGAATTTTGAACCAATTGAACTTGGAGAACGAATACCACAAATTATAGATGATTTTGAACTATTTAATTCAATGGAAAATAATAAGGAGGAATAATAATAATGAAGAATAAAGAAAAAATTAGAGAATGGTTAGAAAGTTGCTCTTTTGGACAAGTAATGGCGGCAATTATTTTGCTAATGGTAATATTTGTTGGTCTAATTTGTCTTGATATAGCAATAGCAATGTATATTTGGAATATAGTTGTTGTTGCAATTTTTGGTGTACCAACGGTTACTTTTTGGCAGATGTTTGGTCTGATTTGGCTTTTTAAGATTTTTACGGGTTTTAATTTTAATCTTAATTCATTAGAAGACGATGAGGAGGAAGAAGAATGAAAATAGAATTAATTAGTTGGACAAAAGATCCAATATCAACTGTAGCAAAAGCAGCAAGTATGTGCTATGATAGTAAACCAAGTATTAATATTGTAAAGCATTGTATTAATTCTGGTCATACAAGTATACTAGAACACGCTAATTTTACTTTTAAAATAGAAGGAGTTTCACGTTCATTACTTGCGTAGCTAACTAGACATAGACACGCTTCATATTCGGTGCGTTCCTAGAGATATTGTAAAGAAGATGAAGCTAAAATGATAGTACCAGAAGCTATTCTTAGTAAGGATAATTATATTATAGATGTAATTACAGATTTTAATAATTATATGTTTAACACTTATGACTTTCTTTTAGAAAAAGGATTGAAGACAGAGGACGCTAGATGTGTTTTACCAAATATGTGTGAAACAAAATTAATTATGACTTTTAATTTAAGAAGTTTGGGAAATTTTATGAATGAGAGGTTATGCACTCGAGCACAAAAAGAAATTAGAGATTTTGCAAAAGAAATAGTTAAAGTGCTTCTGTCTTGTTAGGATTTTAATGAAGATGACCTTGAAATTCTTAAAATAATTTTAGTACCAAAATGTGAAAAATATAGTTTACATTTTTGTTCAGAAGAAAAAGGTTGTGGAAAACACAAAACTTTAAAAGAAATTAAAACGATTGTAGGTGATTAAAATGGGATATATTTATTGTTTTAAAAATTTAATTAATAATAAGGTTTATATTGGCAAAACTGTTAATGACCCTCAAAAAAGATATTATCAACATCTTCATAAACACATAAATGATGGAACTGTTTTTCATAATGCTTTAAAAAAATATGGATATAAAGAATTTATGTTTTATGTTATAGGAGAATTTCCAGATAATAAATTAAATTATTATGAAAATTTTTATATTAAACAATTTAATAGTCATTGGAGAGATGGATGGGGATATAATATGAGCTATGGAGGAGAAAATAGTCCAGACATATTGGAAAAAAGAGTAAGAGCTTATCCGTTAAATGAAAATTTAGAGCCAATAAAGGAAAAAGGAATTATTTTTAAATCTTAGTCAGAAGCACAAAGACAATTATTACAAATTACAGGAAACGATATAAAAAGTTCTTATATCTCTTAGATTTGTAATGGTAAAAAATATTCAGTTTTTAATTATACCTTTTGTTTTGTCGACGAAAATGATAACGATATACCAACTAATTATAAAGGTTTAAAAGGTTCTATTGCAGCAAGTAAAGAAAATATTAAAAGATGTCATGAAAAAATAAGTAAGCCCGTTATATTAATTACTCCAAAAGGAGATTAGATATATTATGCGTCTATTAAAGAAGCTGGTAGAGAAGAACACATTGACCCTAAAACAATTCGCAAAATTATTGAAGAAAATAGAGCTGTATCTTCTGGTGTTCATAAAGGCTGGACAGCAAAATATAAAGAGGAAGAATAATGATTTACTTAGTTATATTAGTTGGAATTTTAGTTGGTTGGGGTATTGCCAATCTAATAAATAACCATAAAAATCCCGTGCCGCGAGACCAATTTAAACGTTCTCAAGATAAGGTTTTAAAAGACCTTAAAGAAAAGAAAGACTAGTTTGATAAGGAAATTACTTAGGAATAGCTAATTGAACGAGAAAAACTTCGTTAGGCAGTAGAAGAATTAAATAGAGAATTTGATAGCGAAAAATAGCATAACGAAGAAAAACTTTAGACTTTAAAAGAAGATTACGAATCCAAACGTGCGGCCGCCCTAGAAATCGACAAAAGTGCTGAGGCGGCGCGGCAAGTTGCAAATTAGGAAAAGATTGAGGAAGAATAGTTTAAACTTAATAAAGAACTTAATTAGCTTTCTTAGCAGTATAAAGAACAAAAAGAAGATTTAGAGAAAAGTTTTTTTCAATTTAGCGAGCAAATTAGTTTAAAAAAGGAGACTTTAATTAAAGAAATTAACTCCTACGAGGAGCGGCAGAAAGAGATAATTGCTCGCTTTAAGTTAGATGAAGAAAGAAAGTAGCAAGCTTAGTTCTATAGTATTCAAATTTCAGAAATAGAAGCTAGCGATATTAAAAAGCTTAAGACCTTATCAACTACTTTTTCTAAACCCGAAATCTTATTAAAATTAGTTTATGAAACTTATTATAAAACTAAATTAGAAGAAATGTTTAAGAGAGTTTTAGGAGAAAATAAGGATAAGGGCGGCATTTATAAGATTACCAATATTGATAATAATAAGGTTTATATAGGCAAGACCACAAATTTTTTATCTCGCTGGCGTACGCACACTAAGCGAGGCTGCGGCATTGAAAGAATTAGCGGACAATTATACGATGCTATGTTTGAAGATGGGCTTGAGCATTATATGTTTGAGGTTGTTGAAGTTTGTTCTAAAGAAGAGCAAGCTGAAAAAGAAAAATATTGGATTGAGTTCTATAAATCTAATTAGTATGGATATAATCAAAGAAAGGGCTAAGGGATAAAACTCTTAGTCTTTTTTTCTAAAAAGAAAGCGATGTAGTGAGCGAAGCGAACTACAGAGCAGGTTTTCGTTCTTTTGACTCAAAAGAACTCCTTTTGTTTACTTTTCGAGAAAAGTAATACTATATACTATCCAAAATTTTGATTTTCGCTATCCAAAATTTTTAAGAACGGTGTTCAAAATTTTTAAGAACGCTATCCAAAATTTTGAATTCGCTATCCAAAATTTTGATTTTGATATTTTTTCTAAAAAATTTTAAAAATTTTTAGTTGTAATTTTTTAGAATAACTTTTTTAAAATTTTACTTATAATTAGAACAAATAGTTCTAAAATTTTAAAAGGAGTGATTAAAATGGCTACTAAGGGAGCGCCAATGCCTAAAAAAGAAAACGAAATTGTTGATAATCCAATGAAGCTTTATTCTTATTTGGTTTGTATTTCAGGATTAGCCATTTATCCAGATAATACAAGAATGTTTAGATAGAAAGATTTAATGTTTACTAAAATTAAAAATTTTACTGGAATAACAAATGATACCGTAAAGCTTTATTTATATCATTTAGAAGAAAACGAAATGATTATTTACCGTGGAGAATATTAGTTTAATTTTATTAATAAATATTCTTATAGTGTAGAACAGAAGAAAGAATATCGTGCGGCTTGTCTAGAAGAAGCAAAGAGAGTGTGGGGATTAAGATATAAAGAAGAAAAGAATGGAGTTTATCATATTCCTAGACCAAATCCCTACACACCAATTCCAGAATAGACTTTAGAACGATTAAATAAAGAATTTTAGTGTTCTGATTTAGAATTAAAATTGTATCTTTTATGTTGTGGATATAAAGATGAATGTGATTATAGAGGGCTTAAATATAAAGCTATTACTTTTGAACAAATTCGAGATAGTTTTAAAATTAAACATACCGGAGCAGAAGCTAATAAAGAAATTAGAATGGCACTTATGTTTTTAAAGGTAATTGGATTAATAAATTATACAGAAGGAAAGAGTATAAATCGTAAAAATGCGGCTATTCCATGTTTTAAAATTTCTGATGTTAAATTCTATATAGATTATAAGATTGAGAAATATAAAACCAATGAAATTTTAAACGATAAAGATTATTAGGAAGTTTTTGATAGAATATTTAAAGTATAGTCATTACAGCAATAGCAAAAATAAAAAATTAAAAACTGATAATTTGTCTTTTTTTAAAAATTTTGATATAATTATATTATAGAAAGGAGAAAAAATAAAATGAAAATACTAATCTTGTTTATTATCCTATACTTTGTAGCAAAGGGTGGCATTGAAATTCTATTTGAAATTTTCTTTGGAAAGGGAAAGTAATAATGAGAGAAGATATTTATAAACCTCAATTTGTTTGTATTGGTTCTGAAGATGATTATAAAGTAAAATTTTTAAAAGTTTCTTCTGACGTATTAGCAGAAATTAATTCTAGCGGCAGTATTCATTATATAATAGTCCTTGATACCTATAGAATTGATTCTTACTTTAAAAATCCAATACAAATGATTAGCTATGCAAAAAGAACAATTTGGGCAAAAGGAAGAGGAGCATATTCAGAAGGCAGAGCAAAGATTTTTGTAATTGACGAAAATACAAGAAAAGAAGTTCAAATTGCTACTGTAGAAAAGATAGTAACTCGTCGCTATGCTCCAGTTGAAAGAAGGAGAAAGAAATAAATGATTAATACTTGGTTTATTAGTGATACTCATCTAAACCATTTGGCAATTATAGAATATTGCAATCGTCCTTTTAGAACTGTAGAAGATATGAATGAAACAATAATTTCTAATTGGAATAAGGTTGTTAAGAAAGACGATATTGTCTATCATCTTGGAGACTTTGGCTTCGGAAGTAAGGAAGATATTACAAATTTTGTTAGTAGATTAAATGGTAAGATTTATTTAATTAAAGGCAATCATGATACGAGAACAAATCAATGGTATCGAGATTGCGGCTTTAAGGAAGTTTATGATTGTCCTATTATTATAAAGGATTTTCTTGTCCTTTCACACGTGCCGCAGCCCTTCATTCTTAATCAGTGTTATTGTAATGTATATGGTCACGTACATTCGAGCGAGATGTTTCAAACATGGGGCAAGAATAGTGCTTGTATGTGTGTAGAGCGGCATCATTATTCACCAGTTAATTTGGATACAATAATCAATAAATTTACGGAAGGCGGCACAGAGTAACATGAATAAAAGAATTAAGAAGAAGAAAGAAAGCTTTTCTTATAAAAATAGAGAAGATATGACTGGTTTTATAACTTTTAAAGCTTTTGCAACTTATGGAGGACGCTGTTCAAAGGCGGGAATAATTCCTAAAAATTATATTCGTTGGAGAATTTTCTTAGAACCTTTGTCTATTAATAAAAGACATACAATTTTTAGGGAAATGCAAAGAACTGAGGTTTAAATATGAATAAGAGAATTAAAAAGAAGAAAAAAACTTTTGATTTTGAAACCAAGTCAACGAATACTTATTTTGCTATTTTATTTTTTCATAATAATGTTACACATTGTCATTTTGGCGGGGTAAAACCAAAAGGTCACATACACTGGAGAACATACTGTAAAAAGCTTGGTATAAATAAACGACAACTACTTCTTCAAGAAATGCGGAAAGGAAGGGTACAATTTTATGGATAAAAGAATTAAAAAGAAGAAGAATCTATCTAATAATTATGAATTTAAAAAAGCATTAACTCTTGTTGTTTATTCAAGAGTAATATATGCAGTAGAAAATGCTTTAAATTGTTCAGAAAGAGAAAGTAGAAGTTATATACGTTGGAGACCGTTTTTAAAAGAAATGAACCTAAACAAAAGAAATACAATTTTAAAAGAATTATATTAAAAGGAGTGAAAGCAAATGAAGAATAAAATTATTTTGGATACTATGACAGATTTAAATAAATTTGTAATTGCTATTAGTGGAGTTGAAGAAGATGTTTATCTTGTCGATTCTAAGCGGCGCTATCGAATTAATGCTAAGTCAACAATAGGCTGTTTGCTTGCTAAAGCAGAATGGAATGATATTTGGGTTGAATGTGAGAAGGACATTTATACTCTTATTGAGCCTTGGATTGCGGCAGATTAAAATAAAAAATTAAATATTTGTTAATTAAAAAGGAGTGATGTTTTATGTCACGTATTTTCGTGACTGGTTAGCGATACACATGGTCAAATTGATATTCATAAATTAACCATAGAATCTTTTCCTCTACAAAAAGAGCTTAATAAAAATGATATAATGTTTATACTAGGAGATAGTGGTTTATGTTGGGACGGTAATGGCTCGGATCGTTATATCCAAAATTGGTTTAGCGAGAAGAATTTTACCACAATCTCGCTTATGGGCAATCACGAGAACCATAATCTAATCCAAAAGCTCCCTATTGTAGAAAAGTATGGCGGCCGGCTCCGTCAAATAAGAGATAATGTTTTTTATGCTATAAACGGAGAAATTTATACAATTGCTAATAAAACAATACTTTGTATTGGAGGAGCAGATTCAACTGATAAAGAGTTAAGAAAAGAAGGAATTAGCTGGTGGCCGCAAGAAGCAATTAATATTTTTGATATGCGTAATGCTTTTAATAATTTAGAAAAACATAATTTTAAAGTAGACTATGTTTTTTCTCATACTGGCGGCACAGAGATTAATAGTTATTTTGGCTTTAAATCTTCTCCTTCAGATAAAACTTTAGATAGACTTTTAGAACTAGGAGTTTGGAACAAGAATTATAAGCATTATTGTGGACATTTACATAGGGATTGTATTGTTAGTGAAAATAAAAGAGTAGTATTTAATGATATAATAGAACTTTAATAGGAGTGATATTTAATGACAAATGCGATGATAGTAGGAACAACTTTTGGTTATTCTCAAAATAGTTTGCCTTTTGTAATACTTAATTTTAATTGTAAGAATAAAGATGATGATGATATTACTATAGCAACCAAGCCAATTTTTCTAATTAATCCGCAAAAAGAGACTTTAGACAACTCTGCCGCGGCGGCAACAATTCTGTCTATTCTTTCTACTGTGGGAGCTTCATATTGGGAAGAGCTAACTGGAAAAATTGTTAGAATTGAAATTAACGATAATAATGAAATTACTTCAATCACCCATGCTATTGATAGTAGATATATTCAACTAATTAATAATGAAGACGATTAGTTAAATTCTAATGAGGATACTAGACCATCTCGTAAGTCAAATCCTTTTATAAAGAAAGAAGTAACTGATAGGGCCGCGGCACAGAAAAATATAGACTAATATCAGAATAGGATAAAGTCAGTAGATAAAACTATTGACTTTTTTATATTTTTTGATATAATAATAATAGAAAGAAAGGAAATGATAGAAAATGAAATTAATTAAGAAATTTAAAAGTAGACCAAATTTAATAGATGAAAATTGTTTGGTTCTATTACAAAAGATTATAGCTTATACTGGTCCAAAAGGACATTATAAGTTAACAAACGTAACACCAGGATTAGCCACTCTTCTTGATAAAAATTTTCTTAGTGTAAATTATTATCAAGATAGACAAATAGCACTACTTAATCCAACAATTAAAGATGTAGAAATTCAAGAAATCTCGTGTAACGAAGGAGATTTAAGTAAACTTTATTGTGAACTAAGAAAGGGTAATTAAATGGGAAAGCGTATTACAGAAGAGAAGATAATTGAAATTAATGAAGTGTATCTTGAATGTAAGGTAAAATCTAAAACGGCAGAAATCGTAGGAGTTAGTCCTTCAACAGTATCTAAATATTTAATTCCTAATTATATAAGCCAGAAAAAGGAAGAAAAGGTTGAATTTACTAAAGAAATTACTGGTGCTCAAGACTTTATAGATAGAATAATAGGAACGGTTGATTGCTCTCCAGTTAAAGCTTTGTGCGAGATTTGTAAATTAACTCAAGAAGAATGGGACGAAATGAAGGAAATTCAGAAAGGAATTATGATATGAAAGATTTTGAGGTTTATTTAGGCTGTACAGAAGATTATTATTATATAAGATTTACAGGACATGATAAAATAATGACAGAAGATTATTGTTATATTTCTTCTTTCCATGTACTTGATGCGCGCCTGCTCGGTCTGTCGTATCCAGACTACCTAAGATTTTGTCAATCTCGAGGAGCAAAGCTTTATGGACGAAATGGTTATGCTTACCCAACTTGGAAAGATAAGCGTGAATGCCAGCAAGTTTGTAATTTAATTGAAAAGGAATGGCAAAAATTACTAAAACAAGTTAAGTTTAAATAAGTGTAATAATCCTCTTATTATTTTGCTCACACTTATATGGACAATTATAATAAGGGGATTTATTATAAATTAAAAATTATTAACAATTTTTTACAAAAGTGTTAATAAAAAATTAAGGAGAGATTTATCTATGGAAAATTATATTGTAACTTTAACTTCACCGTCGCATTCTATGGTTTATGAGCCTCAGTTTTTTACTAAAGCTTATAAAGTAAAAGCTAAGAATTTAAACGAAGCGTCAGAATATGTAGATGAAAAGCTAATGAGAGATTTTGCATTAGAATTTAAGGTAGCTGTGTCTGATGTGAGAATTCTATTTGCGGCAAAGGTAAAGAAGTAAGAGTTAATGTCGTACTATTTAAAATAGTACGACTTTTTATTTGAAATTTTTTAAAATTTATGATATAATTATTATAATAAAAAGAAAGGAAGGATTAAAATGGCAGACTTAAAAATTGCAGTGGGGCTTCCGGCAAGCGGCAAATCAACTTACGGAGAAAGGCTTAAGGATTATACTATTATTTCTTCTGATAAAATTAGAGAAGAAGTTTTTGGAAATATAAATGACCAAGCCCATAATACTGAGGTTTTTAATATTATATTTAAGAGAACGAGAGAAACTTTAAAGGCTGGCGGCAACGTTTATTTAGATGCTACTAATTTAATTGCTAAAAGACGAATTGCTTTTATTAATTCTTTTAAAGATATTCCTAATGTAAGTTTTAGTTGTGTTCTCTTTGTGCCGCCCTATGAAACTTGCCTTGAAAGAAATTCTAAAAGAGATAGAAAAGTTCCCGAAGAAGTTATTGCTAAGATGTTACGTCGTTTTGAGCCGCCGCACTACTCAGAAGGTTTTGAAAAGATTGAGATTTTTAGCGATAATTTATCTATAAAGAAACTTAAAGATATGGTTATTGATTTAACTGAAATGCCTCATGACAACTCTCATCATACTTTATCAGTTGGTGACCATATGCTAAAAGCAGAAGAGCTTTATATTAATAATGAACATATTAACGAAATAAATGATATTATTATTGCAGAGTCTTTATTATACCATGATATAGGAAAGAAATATACAAAAACTTTTACTGATTATAAGGGCAATCCTACTAAAGAAGCTCATTACTATAACCATAACCATGTAAGTGCTTATCTTTTTTTAACTTCTTCAAATAAATATCCCATTAAAATGAGAATTGAAATGGCAAATTTAATTGACCATCATATGGATTTCTATTCTAACGAAACCTATTTAACTAAAGTAAGAAAGCGGTATGGAGAAGAGTTCTTTAATAGGCTTTTAATTATTAACAAATATGATAAAGCGGCACATTAATATCTTAGAGGAATTAAAGGCAAATTCTACTTTTTTATAAAGGCAGATTTGCCTTTTAATTTTTTAAAAGGAGATGATTGTATGATAGCAGATCTCGTATACAATGCTGATTTAGCTAAGTATCCAGAAAACAAAGGTAATTCTAATTCTAACTCAACGTGCGGCCCTGCGGCTAATGAATATCCATATCCTGCGCCGCCCAACTATCCACCTTATCCGTTCTATGGATACCCTTATGTTCCTCCTACGGAGCCAGTTCAATTAAAGAAAAGCTCAGTAGAAGCTCAGATTTGTAAGCTTTCTAAGAAGGCGGCGGCAATTAAGAAGATGATTGAGAATTTTAAAGAGAAAAATAAAGACGCAATTATTAAAATTGGCGAAGCTTCTTATAATTTTGGAACATATTATACTACTTCAAAAGACGAAGCAGGACAGAAATCTGAGGAAGAGTCTGTATATGGTGAACTTGTTCTTTCTTTGCTTACCCAAGAACTTGCGGCAATTAAAGCTAAAATGGTAGAATTAACTACTGAGCTTGATGAGGACGATAGCGAGACAGAAGGAAATTCTGGTATTGAGAGTACTGTAACATAGGGTTAATTTAAAAGTCAAGGCTTCGGTCTTGACTTTTTTTCTTGCCGCGGCGCGGTAAATTTGAGGGCTATAATTAGAAATTCTACTTTAAAATAAGAGCAAATTGCTCGAATTTTATTATAATAAAGGAGGTAATATTATGTTTATTACACCAGTTGTTACAAAGTCTACTCCTAAAATTAAAGAGTATACACTTTATGAAGCAGAGCCAGTTAATTTAAAATCATATACTTCTTCTAATGTAAAGAGATTTGGTAATGGCCCTGATGGCTGGAGAGCAGTAACTAATACGGCTCATACTGAGGTTTATGGCCCAGCTACACAATCTTTAACCAAGGAAGTTATTAAAGAAAAAGCTACAGCAGAATAGGATTAAGATTAAAAAGTCAAGGCTTCGGTCTTGGCTTTTCTTTTTATATTGTGCCGCGGGCACGATTTTATTTGAGTTTCTAATTTAATTTTCTACTTAACTAAAATTTTATAGGCGCCGGCACAAGATTGTTCTTTCTAAATTTTTAAGTTCTAAAGCTGATGAGTTGTGCCGCGGCTTTGTGTATGGTGATTTTAATGGGGTTTCCGTGGATTTTGGTATTTATTAACTCTTTGTTGGTATAGAGCCTTTTCTAAAAAGAAAGCGATGTAGTGAGCAAAGCGAACTACAGAGCAGGTTTTCGTTCTTTTGACTCAAAAGAACTCCTTTTGATTACTTTTCGAGAAAAGTAATTATAAAGATTATAGAATTCTGAACAATCCTTTATATTTTTTCAGACATTCCTTTATATTTTTCTGGACATAGTTATATATTTTTTCAGACACCCTATATATTTTTTTTGACATTTTTTTTACACAATATAGTGAGAATGTTTTTTTTAGAATAAAAAATAGACATTTTTACTTTATAATTGAGGTGAGGAATTATGAATAAGAATGATAAAATTAATGCAATCATTCACAATGTACCTGAAAAAGAAGAGCCTTATAAAAAAATTACAGAGAAGCAATGGACAGTTTATTATTATCTTTTATCAATATCAAATTATAATAGTAAAGATAGAGAAGACCATAGATTTGTTTATAAAAGGGATATAAATATTACAGCAATCTCAAAAACTTTAGGTATATCTCGCTCTACTTTTTATACAGCCACAGACGCGCTAGAAAAGAAAAATTTAATTACAAAATATGATAATTATTATACCATGAAAGTACCATATAGTTATACTCAAATTTCAAGAAATCTATTATAGCAATTATTAAGTTATCGTAAAGTTTTAACTATAGATTTATTAAGAACATATTTATTTTTTACTTTAATGAGCATAGATGTTAAAAAAGGCTTTACTAAAAGAAATATAATTAGATGTTTAGGACACCCAGATAATATGCCAGAATACTATTAGAGAATTGAAATATGTATTGATTTATTAAGACAATGGAAATTAATTTAGTATAAAACTGAAGTAAAAATCGGAGAGCTTGGAAAAATTACTTTATATTATTCTGAAAAGACTTTTACTGAAAGTTAGGAATTAAATTAGAGATTTTCTAATATGGAAAGTTATTAGATTAATGGGGTTGGACTGTCAGAGCAAGAAGAAAATAGAATTAAGAAAATGTTATAATAAAGATATAATAAATGATTTAATTTAGTTAAATATATAAAATAAGGAGTGAAAAATATGATTGGTATTTATAAAATTACAAATAAAATTAATGGAAAAGCCTATATTGGATAGTCTAATAATATAGAAAGAAGATGGAAAGAACATAAAAAGAAAATTGATACAAATGGTAATCCTATGTATATTGATTTTTAGAAATATGGATTAGAAAATTTTACTTTTGAA